TTTTGTCAAATCTAATATATTCACAAACCTTGCTATTTATCGCAAAATTAACTTTTAATATTCTCTGCAATATTTCATTTTCTTCCTTTGAGAAGATAAAAGTAGAGAATCTGATGTTATCTTTACGAACGATAGCTGATTCAGAAAACCAAACAGCTAATCCAAAAAAAGTTAGATAATTAATTAATTCTTCTTTAATTATCTTTTTATTATTATTATAGAACAATTTACTGAAAAAAGCAAAATCATTAAGTTTAGCGGTCCTAAAAAAACAAGTTTCTTTGTTTTCATGGATTACGTTTACATAATTGCCTAAATTAACTTTTTTCCATTGAAGGTAATCTTTATTTTTCAGTGGTTCTTCTGTATAGATTTGGAACCCTGATTTTTTATTACCTTCTAGTCTAGCTTTACCTAATAATAGACCGACAACGAATTGGCGTTGTTCATCAGTTAAAGGTGTTTTATTAATCAGTCTATACTTTTTCGGAGTTGGGTTTGAGTCGATACCAAACTCTTTAAGTAAGTTGATTATTTCTTCTTTACCTATTTTAAGGTAATCAGAAATTTCGCTAGCTGTTAATTTTTTATTTGTATAAAGTTCTATTAAATTTTCTTTTGTTGGAAGCATGTTATCATTTCCTGCTTATTGTCTGAAACATTTTGATTTTGACTGAAATTGGTTAATCTTGACTCGATGTCTAAGATATTTATTTTTCAGTACGTAATGTTAATTCAGAGTTTCAAGCATATAGCTGAATTTTAAATCCACTACCAAACAAGGAATGGATCGACTACTAAGGCTCTACGGGCGAGACCTTGATAATCTAAGTTACGACGAATCATGTTGTTACTTTGGCCAAGTCATTTCTGCTTGGCTCCTTATATCTCTATAAGGGTCAGACTATATCATCACCCTTGCTTAAAAAGGATTGTTCGGCGTTTAGTCGTTGAGGAAAATTTAACTAGAAGAAGGTAACTTGTAATTGAACTGTGGTAAAATGTATGGCTTTACAATATCTTCCAATTTTTTCGAATTCTCTACATCAAACACAAGCTCATAATAAACTTTATTTCTTTTATAATAATTGTGTTTGACTACTTTTGCAGTTAACCCGAATTTATTGTAAAGTAAATCCGCTAACATCTGGTTTTCATTTTTAGAAAATCCATTTGTTGCTATAGCGATTCTTTTATCTGTAATTGATCCGTCATCCATAAGTAGTACAGCTAATGAAAAAGCTGTCATATTTTTCATTAAATACTCTATTAATTCTTTGCTTATAATTTTTAACTTATCACGGTAAAACAATTTGTGAAGTGTTAAAAGTTCAGGATGACATATTGTTACAAATTCCCAGTGTGGATATTTTGCATTACTATCAAACCTTAACCCACTACTTGATATTATATTTTTGAGCAGTTCATATTTCCAAAGTAAATAATCTTTTTGTTTTTCACAATGAATAACGAAAAGTCTTGCCATCGTCCCTAACTTCGCTAAGTGACCATCGCCCAACATATTTCCGAGTAAAAACTCTTTTTGTTGTTGGGTTAACGGCATTTCTCTTAACTCTTCATAACGAGTTCTGTTATCGTCAGTTTTTATACCACATTTTTTAAACCATAGTCCAATGACTCTACGATCCACGCCATAAATATCTCCAATTTCTTTTAATGTCTTACCCTTATTATATAAGTCAGTTAATGTTTCTTTTTCTTGCTTTGCTTGACTAACATTATATAGCGTTATTGGAATTTTATGATGTTTAAACCATTTTGATACTAAATTTCGATTTACTTCAAACAAATTAGCTATTTCAGTAATTGTTTTCTTGTCTTTGTTATAAAGGCTTTGAAGCTCTTCCTTATTTGGTATTTCTAATGGTTTGTTAGGATCTCTAGCTTCAATACCGTAAAAATTGAACCACTTTCTCAAAGTTAATCTGCATATATCATATTTGTTAGATATCTCTGTTGTTGTCAAATTATCTACCAAATATAATTTCTCCAACTCTTCTTTAGTTGGAATTGGTATAGATTTTTTAGGTTTTGTTTTTACTTGGTATTTCTTAGCAAGTCTGAATATTGATGTTTTAGATGTGTTTAATAATTTTGCAATTTCATCAAAAGTTAAATCATCTATTAAGTAGTATTGTAAAAACTGTTCTTTGGAAACCATCTTCTATTAAATTTTCCTGCTGATTATCTGACTTTCTTTTAGTTTATTCACTTTATTTAATTTTTGATGTCAGCCCAGTGCTCGACATATTTTTATAAAGTAACTAAGTTTTCAGAACTTCCAGCATACAGCCGAATTTTATAACCCCATTCGTTATTTAACCTATAGGGTTAGCCATTGCTTGCGCTAAGGCAATCTTACCATCGTGTGTCATAATCGCTTGAGAGATTAGCTCATCGCGTTGTCCCTCTGTCAAACCGTGACCTGAAAGAGCGACATTTGATGGCACGTTCTGCTCCATAACGGCAGCAAACTTCGTGATTGTCTCCATCGCTTCTTTTAGGTTCGAGGCGTTAAGCTCGCCTCTAGCATTAAATAGACTCATATTTTCTCCTAGGTATACCCACGTCCAATTACGTAGGTAATGTTTCATGTGTTGTAAAAAGGGGCACCCAAAACGGATGCCCCAAATCTTTTATTAGCTCTCTAATCCGCCGCTGAAGTGAATAACAGCTTGTGTGAATCCTAGTTTCGCTGGTACCGCGCCAACTGGTGAGTTAAGCGCCTGAACCATATCAACTGTAGTTGTCACAAGGCTGCCGTCTGTTGTGAACTCAATGAAACGAGCAACAACAAGATCTGTCTCGAATGCGCTTGTAGCGTATGGAGTTAGCTTGCCGGCTGTCGTCGCATAAAGCTTGCAACCAACTGTGCAGGCTGTATTTGAAGGAATTAGACCGTTCGATGTCTGATCTGTTGCGTCGAGTGTAACCGCGTAAAGACCTGGCTTATCCCAGCAGGTAATCTTGCCCGAACCTGTTGCTGTGTGTGGGCCTAGGACCGCTCCGCCTGTTACAACCTGACCAACTGTGCCGCCAACAACCGAGCCAAAGAGTGTTCCGTAGTTCGATGTTCCCTCATCAGCTAGCCATAGTGGACGCATACCTGTTGAGAGTGTTAGTGTAACAGCTGGACGAAGCTTGAGGTTTTCAGCCGCATAACCATCTTCAATGTCTTTCGCATGCTTGTCTGAGCCTGAGCTTGACACGCCTGTTAGTGAGCAGACTTCGCCGCCCTTGAATGAAGTTACCTCTGAGTCAACGCCGTCAAATTGACCTAACGGATATTGAGCTTGTAGTGGACGTAATGCCATTGTTTTTTTCCTTTAAACATACAAATGGTATGTTAATAATAATTTTCTTACACCTTAATTTGTCTTACGTATTGATTTTAGGTATTAAACCTACGGAATTCAATGTCCTTTCAATTTCATGTCAACATATTACTATATATCAAAAATTATTCATTACTTGATGAAAAAATTTTTAACATCTTATAAACTCTGTCGTCAATTGTTGTTGCTGCTTTTTGTGGATGATTTTTAATATAGATGTTAAGCGTATTTATCGCTGCAAATACATCTTCTGGTGTAGATTTAAAATTTGTACCATCAAATATTGTTGGAGATTTTTCTTTTGGGAAAACGGTTGTGAATATTTGTGAAAAATTTTGTTGTAATTTTGTACCAGCTTCAACAAAATTATCCTGTGTATATCCTAATTTTAATAACAAATCTTCAAATGTCATATTTATTTTCCAAGAAGTGATTTGAAGTAATTGACCATATTTGGTTCTCCAGGCTCTTCTTTCGGTGATTTTTGTGTGTCATTACCGTTAATTTTGTTGATTTGTTTTTGAATTGTTGACACTAAACCAGGGTTACTATCAACATGTTGCGCCGCTTTTTCCTCTCCGTGGTCAATGTGTGTTTCAAGTGCTAATAATGATTTTTCCAAAGATTGTTTTAATGTTATAAGAGCTTTAACGGCATCAACAATTTCATCCGGAGAGAAAACTTGGAATATTTTTTTACCAATAGCTCCAATATCTGTATGCGTTTCCGACCCACCATCATCTATTCTTGCCTGTAACATTCTTGTACATTTTGGTATTTCGGCAATTAAATCAAAGCAAGTTTTTTTGTAATTCTCTACTAACTTATTCATAACTTGTTCGGAGGCAGCTTCTTGACCCTTTGCGTCTCTAATAGCCTTATTTGCTAGTTGTACTTTAGAAACTAATGAAACAACTTTTTCTATATATGGTTTCAGGTCATCTCTTGACTCTTGAAAAAATTGTTGTTCCTGATAAATTTCCCTTAATTCATCTTTTGCTCTTTCACAATTACCGTAAACACCCTGATCCACTTGCGGACCGAAGTTATTGATTAAATAAGTTGCACCAAGGTATGCGGCTATTAATCCGGCAGCTGTTCCCCAGCCTATCCATCCAACAGGACCGCTTGCAGCTGCTAATGGTGCAATTGGTACTAAGGCGCCTGCCCAATCTCTAATAGAAGCGTTCTTTGTGAGCTTCTCCGCACAACCATCAGCAAGCTTCATCAAATCATCTTGATTCTTACTATCAAGCAACGTCCCAAGACGAACAAGCTCATTTAAAAGCTCTTCCTGAGCATATTTTCGACCAACTAACTTGGCTTGTGGCGGCTTGTTAACAATTCCAACCATAATGTTGTGACGCTCTTTCACGTTTTCCACAAGACCGTTTAATCTGTCATAGGCGGGCGCTATGATTACTGATTCAGGGTGTGCTTGGTCAATAATGTCTTTTTCATTCTTGCCATTTGGTTTGATTCCATATAATATTTCAATATCTGACAGCGTTTTAGAGTCATAGCGCGGATTTGTTTCTTCTGCGGCCTCTTTTGATATTAGTCCGTTATCCCGTGCTATCTTAGCAAAATTATCAAAAATTTCTGATGAACGTAGTTTCATATTTTCCTATTTTGTTTCTGAGGCTGCAATTGAAGCAACTTCTTGTGCAAATTGATCAACTATTTGTGGTATAGAATGAAATTTCTTTGGAACCCAAGATACATATCCGTTACCAGTCTTATCAACCTCACCAGACAATTCCCTAACCATCGCATGAAAGCTGTTTGACTTATCTGCTAAGTATTCTTTCCCTTGCAGCTTAGGATACACATAAACCATCCAAGATTTCAAAGTATCGTCAACCTGGCCATTAACAAGTGGTACACTCCAATCAGATGTTGAATCATTTTTATGAGTTTTAAACTGGTGGCTTTCAGGACTTCTTATTAAAAATTGCCTTGTATTAACTGTGTTGGCTGGTGCTGGTGTTTCTGGTGTTTCTGAGCCGCTTATTGATGGTGTTGTTTGGCTTGGTGGTAATTGGTTATCTTTTTTACCAAAAAGATATTCTCGTAAACTCTTTGCTCCATACATTAATCCTGCGCCAAGGGCTACGACTTTTATAAAATAAAACGCTATTTGAGCTATTATTTTTGCTCTTTGGAAGTGTCCTATTCCTGAAAAAATCCTCATTAACATACTAAGTATGCCTGGATCGTAATTGTGTCTTGCTGTTTTTATAGTAAGTTTTGTAATAGATGCTGTTCTTAATGGGTAAAAGTAATCATCTGATTCTGATTCATCTTCTACTTCAACATCTTCATCTATTTCTTGCCTTGGCATTTGTGCTAAAATACGATCTCTTGCGTTTTTCAAATCTTGATCTGTTACGGCTCCTTTAGACATTAGTTGTGGTTTTATCATTGTCCACATTTTCTTGATCAGATCAAGAATATCAACATTAAAAAAGGTTTTTGCTGCGAAATTAAATATACCGAGGAGCGGCCATTTCATGAATAGCGAGCCATTAAATATGGCCGCCCCTATTGTTTGTATAACTGATCCATCATTATCTTTTATAAGCTCTTGAACAGCGTTATTAATCATCACTGCGCCAGATTTTATATCAAAAGACGCTGACTTTTGGATTTTGCCTGGTTGTAAGCCAGATGAGATCACAGCAAAACGATCAAGCAGAATCGTATCAGCTATTAATTGAATTTCATTATTTGTTCTGCGCATATCAGGGCCTGTATCCACTTCTGCCGCTTCTACCACTGCGTTGATTGTTTATATCTGCTAACTTCTTTTTTATAGCACTAACCCATGGGAAAACCATTGCTCCGTGTTTTACTCTTGTTTCTCCCTCAAATCCCTGAGCATCGGCCCACAGGTTAAATGCTGTTGGTAATTTCTCTCTAAGAGAAATTAAAAAACTCTTAAGATCATATGTTGTTTCAGTATTTCTTGCATTTTCATATATTTTTTTTATATTTTCGTCATTTGATTTTGATATTTCAGACCATTTACCATCAGTAGTTGCTACATATATATTGCCATCATCCCCTTGATACCATAAGCCTCTGCGTCCCTCTGTTGGATAAAACCCGGCCATTTGTGTTGGGGCAACCGCTGGTAATCCGTATTTTTTTTGCAATTCTTGTAATAATCTGGCGGTATCAACATTTTCACCTGAATCTTCCCTGACTGGCCTTATAATATGCATAAGTTCATCGTATCCATAGGCTTCAAATTGAGTTAAATCTAACTCACCAACCCTAAAGATATAAGGTATATTATTGCCGTATTCACTTGTGAAATATGGACTGTTTAATCTTAATATTCTTTGTACTGGATTTTTAGACTCATCACCAGTTCCCTTTTTATTGTATTTATCAACATCAACTCCGTCGGGACCATCTGTACCACCTGGTGTGCTGCCTGGCCTATGTTGTGGCTTTTGAGCGCCCGTTGGCACATTATTGCCACTACTAAGTAAGCTTGTTGGTATTGGTGCATCTGGATTTTGTGGAGACATTCTATCGTAAACCGCTCTTAATTTTGACATAAGGTTATATGCGGCGGCTCTATATCTTTCAAGCATTTCAATTTTTTGTTCGTTTGCTTGTTTTTGATCGTTGTTGGGTTGAGCTTTTTTCTGTTCAGACAGTAATTTTTCAGCTCTTGTTTTGAAAAAATTCAAATGTGACATTCCTGAGTTATACGTCATAACCGTACCGGCAGAAACTCTACTCCAAATATCGTTTACAATGAAATCTCTAAATGCGAGCAAAGAACCAAAGTATTCACTACGCACTGGAACATCGCCCTGGCATAAAATTTGCCCAACTCGCACTTTTTCAGGATCAATGCTGTCATACACTTCTGATTTGACTTGTTTTTCACCGGTTCTACCACTCAGTATTGTTATATTCTTTTTTGCAGCTTCTTCTGCTCCAGAATTATGTTTTCCATATGGCATGTTTTGTGTCCAAAAAGGTCCAACATTTAATTGTAATCCAAAGTCTTTATTTATCATTTCTAGTGCTGTTTTCGTCTGATCTCCCCACACACCATCAAGATCATTTGGGTTGCCTTTTTTACCTATTCCGCCAACTGCAACAACTTGATCCTTAAATTTGCTAAGCATTAATTGTTGCATTTTAAGTATATCTGATTGTGGAGACCTGCCTTGTACAAGCGGTGTTCCTCCTTTGCTTGTACTTTGTGGTTTTTTTTGACCACCTGCATTTGCTCCACCGCTAGCACCGCCGATAATTCCTGGCTTCACACCTGCTGTTGTAAATAAGCCGTCGTCGGCATTTGCTGCATTACCATTGTCTGATTTACGCGACTTTTGCGCACGAGCAGCGTTAGAAGCCCCAATATCTTCTGATGTTGGAAGTTCGAGTGCCTCTTTTAATTTGCCCTGTTCTTCTTCGGAAAGAGTAGCAGGAGGACCAGCCGGAGCATTGACCGGAACATCAGGCTCACTATCATCATTGTTAACTTCTTTATTCAACATTTTTGATAAATCAGTTATTTCATTTTTTAATGAATAATATGAGTCAACGTTCGTAAATATTTGTGCTGCCGCGCTTCTAGGAGCGCCATAATAGTCAGCACCACTTTTTAATGACGATTTTAAATTACCAAGAAGCTCTCTAAGCTTATCATATTTCTTATTTTTTGATTTATCAATTATAGATATGCAGGCATCTATACCCGCTGCCGCTGAGTTATCTGCAACTACACCGGAAAGCATAGATGCGTTTGTAATTTTACTCGCAGTGTCATTAAATGTAGCTTCTGAGTTTACATTAAATAGCGAACCAAGGTTTACAAAATCAGGAAATATTTTATTTAATGTTTGTACAGTTTTATCTGATGCCGCATCTCTTTTAGTTGATGTTATCTTCTTTGCAAAACCTTTAAATTCATCAGCAATAACAATAAATTCTGATAATTTTGTATAGTTATTAACCTGTTCACTTATTGCCGTTAATCTACTAACAATATTAATTATATTAACATATGCTCGTTTTATTTTTTTAATTATGTCTAATCTAAAGGCTTCAACATTATTTATTCCTGAGCGTGCAATTAAGTCATTCAATCTTTTCGTGGCTTCAGCTGCACCTTCTTCTATGCTTAAATCAGTTGGTACACCTAAATATGCACGCACATTCCACAGTAACTTCTCATCTTTCTTACCAATAGTGCCAGAAATTATGTTATCAATACGTACTTTATAAAAACTACAAAAATTAATAATCTTATCAAGTGACGGCCTTGTCGTAGGATACCAACTATACCAAAAATCAGTTATATCTTTATTTGTAATAAGAGAATCCTTATTAATTTGTATTTGATCAACAAGCGCTGGTACAGCGGCTAATTGTGTATAGGTTTCACTACAAACATTCCTTACTATATTTTTAAGTTTTTCAACAGCTCGCTCCCTCTTTTCCTCCATAGATAAATTTGGTTCTTCTTCTTCTGACCATAATTTATCATTATCGTCCGCCATTTTAACAAGAACGCTTTCCGCCATTTTCAAAATAGATTGCGTCAACGAAGCCATCTTGCCCGTTGGATTCCTTTTAACAATCTCCTCAAGCATCTTATGCTCGGTTGGCTTTGTCTCAACTACACCATGACCATCCTCAGCCTTGGCAATCTCAACATCTCCCTCAGGATGCGCCTCGTCCATTATTGAAGCACGCTTGTAATCAACTATCTTGCCCTCTAATGCTATCGCGTCTGATACCAAACCACGCTCACGTAGCCCGTCAGCCAGCTTAATCAAATCTACAAACAAATCACCAGTAGCCGCATACTTCCTTGTAGAAGCAACTCTACCAATCACATCACTAACAGATGGCTTTACACTGCCTTTTTTAATAGCATTTTTGGCCAATTCAATCATTACAGGGCTGTCATAGAAGTCAATGTGCTTTAATGTCATTTCATTTTCCCAATTGTTTAAAATATGCCACAACAAGCATATATCATCATCATTAATATGTACAGTTATTGCTAACCATAAGGATATTTCTTCAAGAACTGCTCATTATCCTTTTGTATCCTACAACTATAACATAACGGATAACCATCACGATCCCTAACATCGTCCTCGGGAGATCGACACCCATGTACAGAACAACGATCGTCTTGATTATCAAGCATTAAATATACGCCAATTATCTTGCGCAACTTATAATCTTTTGTCTTGCCATATAAATCTGTTAAACAATTATCAACCACAAAACTATGATAAGCAGAAATATCTGTGTTTGGCTCTTTGTTTACAGAAACCAAACACAAATCCCCCTGCTTATAGGATAGCTCAACCTGAAAATCATCCAAATTTATTGATATGTTTATAAAATGTAGACTACAAGAAGATTCGTCATGATCTAATATGTATCTGCAATCTACACCTAACAGATTATGGTCTGATAAATAAAACGTTTCGTCATATCTCATCACGACCTTTATAGTTATATATTTTTAATCAAGATCCAATAACATCACAGCATCAATAAAAGCAACCTTTGTCCTAGCTCTATATTCATCATCATGAATAAGCTTCTCTTTAATAGCCCTGAATGTAGCCAACTTAGAAGGCGATGATCTTATTTCTTGCTGTAGCTTGTGAAACGATTCGTATATTTCCTTCTCTTCTTCATTGGAAAGTTTTGGCTCTGTCGGTTCAGATGCTTTTTTTATATTAGGTATAGCCGTCTTTAAATATTCTCTAAATATTTCTGAAGATATTGCTGCTTTCCAGTCCATGTCCATATTTACTCCTCTTCAACATATCTCAATATTGTAAGAATTATCTAAATCCAACTAACTTCAATTATTTTATCTCCATTTTCACTTAATGCTGATACCACATGTCCAACAATTATAGCATCCTCAAATGGACACTTATTTGTTAATAACCCAGATTTTACATATAAAGCATTACCTGTAACAAAATCATCTGTCAACACAAACTTATCTGTTCTAAATATCATTGTATCAAACCAAACTGGAACAAGGTCATAAATTTCACGACCAACACTATCTCCAACAACGCCTAATGGACGCGTACCATCACTCGGTATAACAACCGGCGTTCCATTTTTCATAATGGTTTGAACAATCATCCCGGGCTCAAGCTTGTCAATCCATTCCTTGTCAGGCATAAACCTCATCGGATAATTTGATAATGACTCAATTACTCTAATCATTCTTCACTTTTTCACAGATATAATAATTCAATGTTATTTTGGTAACTTGTAGGTGATCCTGTAACCATTGCAATAGCAGCGTGGTTTGGAGAAACCTGTCTTGTTGTGAATAATCCGCTCTCAGAAACGAACAAGTTAGCGTTTATTGGGTATCTTTGATTTGTTTCGAATTGATCGGTAGCCGCAATAATACGCTGGAACCAAACAGTAACCCTGCCTGAAGCAAACGTACTGTCATCGCCGGGAACGTTTGGAACCTGATAAGTATAATTTACAACCGTTCTAATGGAATCTGGCGTTCCTGTACCAGCCATATCAAAATTAAGCGGCGTACCAGCTGGGAAAATAATAACACCATTTCTTGGTATAAGCGCCACGTCAACTGGATTTGACGTAAAGCTTCTGGCAATTACATTTGGGTTTGCTAACTCTGTTTTAATGTCAATTGGCGTTACCAGCTGATTGTTTGATATTACACCCGTTGCTGGAACTATAATTACTTCATCAATTGCTGCTGAAGTAAATGCGTTCGTTTTAATATCGTCAATGATTCCAAGTGGTGCAGTACCATCGGAGACGCCGCAAACAACTTGGTTACCCATAACATTTAGCTGAGCCACCATTCCAGGCATGAACGTTGCATTCTTATCAACTACAAATGAAAATGGGAGTGAGTTACCTGATTGAAGTATTCTTAACATTTATTTCCTTTTCTATTGTTTTCAAACGAGTCTAGCGGGCGCAGATTAGATAACGCCCAGCACTTTCTGAAGTTTTCGTCATCCATGCTTTTATATGGCAGTTTTGACTGTGGTACTATATGATCTATTTGCCAAGTTTTTCTTGTTAAATCACATAAACCGTAATTATCCCAATT